TAGTGCACAGGCTTGCCCATACCTATGAGGTTTGCAGTTGAAGCTTTTGCAAGGTGAGTCTTGCCGAGTCCCGGTGGACCCATCATAATCAACCAAGGTTCTCCATCATCATTCATCCACTTGATTACTGATTCCTTTGCATACGCTCCGTCATCGTAGTAGCTTGTGTCAAACTCTGAGAGGTTAGGTACATTGCCAGACGTAAGTCCAGACTGTCCCCAAAGAAACTCTCTCATAGTGCCTTTACGCTCATTGATAGCACATATACATGGAAAGCATTTTCCAAAGTCAGGGTGTTCTACTGCGAAATGCCCTGAGAGCCATTTTAAGCCACCACACACGCAGTCTTTAGGTGTTTTCCACCTCACACTACTATCCTTCTCTGCAGACTGCATGTATTCGTTTAATTGTGCCATGGTGTAATTCTTGGGTAACTTGCCTGATTTGTCAGGTAGCACAGGAACTTTGCCCTGTGCCACCTTTCTTGGGTCGTTATCCTCGAATAAAGATTTGAACTCACTCATACCTTAAACCTCAAATCATAAGAATCTAAAGAAAGTTCTGCTTCAAATTCATCAGGGTTTTTTATTGCCCATATCATGTCTTCTGTGCTCCCCTTGTAGATACATCTCAAAGGTTGTCCTTCCTTGTGAAAGTAAACTTCCCAATCGTCTCTCTCTCCCATGCCTAAAGTTTCTCCGGATATTTGTTTCTTTCCCATTATGTTCTCCTATTCTCCATCCATCGCTCAGCGATAGAGTCTATATCAGGTGTGTCTGAAACACTGTGCACAACACGTGCAGCAATCACTGCAGGGTTGCAAGCATCACAACACCTGCCACTGTTTTCTATTGGATATGGGTTGTGCCCATGCCCGTTAATAACGTTCTTACATATTACGCAATACATAAGTTCTCCTTTCTTTTTAGTTTGTTTAGAACGTAGAACGTTCTGTGCGTGCACGCCCCCGTACACGCACGGAACTGATACGGAATTAAATCTCGTCATCTTCCATGACTCTGATTACCTGTACGTTTTGGTAGTTCTTCTCTGCACCATTGAAGACTTTGTTCTCAAATGTTAGTTTGCACAACACTCTCGTACCATTCTCAAGGCTCCTGTATACATCAGGTTGTTCCTCGTAAATCCAATACGACACATTGTACTCATTCCACTTTGGCTCAAAGTCTTTGACCTTGACAATGTCCATGAACTCTATCTGTCCATAGGGCTGACCATTAGCAGTCTGTAACTCTTTGAACGTGTTGACTGTAAGCACTTTGGAATCAGTAACTTTCCTGTTTCCTTGGTCCTCTACAATCGTAAAAATGTTCTCTGTGTCGCCATCACTGGTATCGCTGGTCTCTTCCGTAGGAAGAGACTGAGACGTGTCTTCAACTGACTCAGGCTTGTAAACTTTTGGCTCAGCCTGTGGTTCAGGTTCGGGTGCACTCACAACAGTTTGTGTACCATCTTCATCCCACTTAACATCAGCACCAAGTTCTGATGGTTCGTATGCACCTGTACCATGGAATGCGTCAGGGCAATGCCATTTCGCACCATTACTCATGGCTCTTGCATACAACATGTTACGTGGGTATTTAGTAAAGTTTGGGTTCTTGGTTAAGTCTGCTTTTCCTGCATCCTCAATCGTAAAAGTAGAGTTTCCCACTTTTTCCCAACCATCTCCATTGACCTCAAAGAAATCAATGGAACACAACTTGTCAGTGTGCTCAACAACCTTGTACTTGTACTTGCCTGACCTCTTTATCATGTCAGCAAATTTGTGTGAGTAGAACGAAGGCTTGCCTTGCACCACATAAATGCTAGTCATTGCCTCGAATGGTCCTAACCCAAACTCACGTCCTGCCATAATAGTGACCAAAGCTTGTTGAGGGTTCTTGAATTGTGCAAACAGTCCCGAACCTATGAAATCGTTTGCAATTTGTTTCATGTCGTCATACGACATAGGTAGATTATCCATCTAGTTCTCCTTCCATTTCTATTGTATTCCTGAGCATAGCATTAGCTTTGTCAGAAATTTCTTGTTGAGTTACTTTATTAGCAACTATTTTGATTGTCAAGCCTGACTCTTGCCTAGCATCTTTGACCCTCTCTGCAACTGTACCCTTGTATTTTTTCGCAATCGAATTTAGATGTACGCCATCCGGTTTAGGTGGTGCAGGTGGTTTGAAAAGCTTAGCTTTGTCAGCATCACTGACGCCATTGATATCCTCAATCGTCTTGATGATGTCAGCATTCCAATCAACTTTAGTGTGTTCACTCTTGACAAGTATTCCCTCTATGTCAACAGTGTCCAAGCCATCGGGGTTACCGAGTAGCTTGACTTGTATTGCTTGCTTTAGTTGCGAAGCATTTGCAGTAGCCATCTTAGCTAGTGCTTGCCATACGAGTAAGCTTTCAACTTCATCGTATGTAATATCGTGGTCCATCATAGTGGCATCTCTCCTTCTTTTGGTTCTACGTGTACATCAGTCAAGTGTATTGGCTCTGAGTCCTCTACAGGTTTCTCGTACACATTGTCTTCTTCTGCTGATTCTTCTGCAGCTTTCTCTGCTGCAAGTTCTTCTTGCTGTGCTTTGTACTCGTCTTGTGCGTCATCTGAGTACACAACTTCATCAAACTCAGGAGACTTCTCGGTCTTGGTGGTTTGTAAACCTGTACCTACACAAGCAGTACATGGTATTGCCATGATAGGTTTCTTTTCCTTAGTCCTCTTGTCTCCATAACGTATGATGCTCTCGTGATACAGATTGCCAAAACCTTTACACTCAGCACAATATTTTTTCTTACCGGGCATGTTACGCTCCTTTCCATTGGGTAGGTAGTTTGTAATCAGCGTTGGCTTTTACCCATCTTCCAACACGTCTTTCTCTGTTGCCCTCTCTGTCTACAATCTTGTAGTGCAGGGGAGCAGTGTAGGTTGTACCCTCGTGACCATTGACACCAACACGAATCACTGCATACGATATCTCGTTGTCAGGATGTGGGTTGTCCATAGTACGCACAGGCACACCTTTTGCTTCTGTCACAACTGCATACATCAATGCGTTTGTATCCTCAGCCACATGCTTTACAAAGTCTGCCCAGATTTCTGTATTCTCTGGCAACACTGCAAGCACAGGGTAGGGCACTACATCAAATGCGTTCTTGTCCACACCGAATCTCTCAAGCACATTGAAGAACTTGTCTTCATGGTCTTGCAACTCGGGTGGCAACTTGCTACGGTCTGCAAGTGACATCATGACTGATGACACCTGACCTGTGTGATAGGTTTGTTGGTCAATGAGCAACTGCAATGAAGATACCATTGCGTCACTCACATCCATTAGTTTTTGTTTGTCCATAGTTATCCTTTGAAAAACGACAACACGTTAACGATGTCGGTAGTTGATAAGTATTCTGTGTCTTCCACCTCAACTGCAAGGTCTGCAGGCAGAGGGTGCTTGCCATTCCTGTGCCCAATGTATAAGGTTGCAAACCTCACACCTTGACGTAGCCAATCTTCTGATTGTCTCCTGCAACAAGCAACAGCGTCATCCTCGCACACATTAGGTGCACCATCTGTAATCACAAGTACCTTTGAACTCTCCAAGTCTACAATCTTGGAAAGCTTTTTCATTGCACCACACAATGGTGTAGCCATCTGCTTTACACTTGGCACAGTACCTTTGGTAATCGGGACCAAGACACTGTAGTGTCCAAGTTCATCAACATAATCACGTGAAGCAGTAAAGCCATAAGCTTTGGTGTCAGGGAACCTTGCTTGCACTGCAGACACAACGTTCATTGCTCCGTGCATTCGGCTCCACTTGTATTGATGTTTGCCCATTGACGCTGACATATCAACAAGCACAACCATTTCGGTTGCAGTTTGTGGGTACTTGTGGAACACACGAGAGTCGCCAAGCAGTGGCAATCGCCATGCTCTACGTGAAACTCTGTGACCTGAGTGACCCAATGTGTTTGCACCTCTGTCCAATGCACCTTCCAATTCAAGTGACTGAATCGGAATTGTTGGTGTAAATGGCACAGTATCTCCTGTGTCATACAGGACTGCAGTGCACTTCTCTGACCTCATAGCTTTCTTAGCTTGGCTAAGTTTTTCTTGGTTCTTGAGGTTGTCCTCGACCAGACTCTCAAAGTTATCGGGTGCATCGTCAAGCCCTGCAGTAGCACGCTCAGTCTGAGTTGACTCTTTCGTGTCATCCACAACGGCTTGCTTGACTTCCTCGATAATCTCGTCAACCACATCATCAATGTCCTCGGTAGTCTTCTGCTCTTCAAGGTCACCATTTTGGTCTTGTGTCACAGTTGAACGTGTAGTAACTTTGCCTGCAGGTTGGTCATCAAGCTTACTTTGCTCGTGTAGTTGAAACTCAACTGCCATGTCCAATGCACCAAGCAATGTTGCAGTAGCGTTGGTTGTTTCTCGCAAGCTAGCAATCAACTCTTTGTGACGTCTGCACAATGACTCAATCACAGGGTCTCGTATCTCACGCAGGGTGCACATTCCGTACAAATATTTACGGAACCAACCCCATGCCAAGTCATACTTTTTACTCTCGCCTTTGTTTGTAGCAAGTTGCAAGCTGAATACGCTACGTGTGCCAGCACGCAATGCTTCTTGACTCTCAATTTCTTTGAGGTGTTCTTTCCAAATCTTGGGTCTGTTGAAATGCAGACTCGCAAGCTTGGCACACCTTCTGTTGTCCAAGATGTTGAAGATGGTGTCAAAAGCAGTCACGTTGTAACCGGCATTAGCTACGGGATTACGCTTGGACATAATCTCTCTTAGCTTTTTGACAACACCTTTTGCAATTTCTTTGGGATGAAACTTAACCTGAGCAATAGTCAGCAGGTTTGCATTGAATGGTTGCCTACCTGCAGGCTTTGACACACGCCAACCATCGCCATACCAACTCTCAACTCTTGAGTCGTAAGTCTGACCTGAGTGGTTTGTGTCAATCTCAAGTGTACTATCCAAACCTGCTTGGTGTTGCAAGAAGTTAAGATGGTCCTTGGTCTCGTCCTTTGGTTTTCTGTGTATTTTCATGTAGCTCCTAGCTTGTAAAGTGTGCAGTTGCTGATGTCATCACAACTGATTGATAGTCAGGTTGTATCTTGTCTCTTAGGTTGACACGTATTGCATCAACTGCATCAAAGCCACGACCAACTAGCTTTGCCAAGTACATAAGGTCACGTGTCGATACGTAAGTAACAGGCTCGTTCCTCATGTCATTCGCCCAATTCATGAACGCTTTTGCATACTGTTCGTCCCCACCAAGTATGTCTTCTAGTGCAGTCTTCTCGTCACACAATGGTTCTGTAATGAACTTGTAAATCATCATCCTAGACTTGAGAGCCTCGTCAAGATTCACAACATTGTATCCTGCTGATGGTGGGTTCGCAGTGGCTAGTAGCTGAAAGTCCTTGTGAACTTTAATCTTCTCGCCATTCTTTTCTGTCAGGGTAAGTATTCTTGTTTCATCGGTAACACCCATGATTCTACCGATGTGTTGTTGGTTAAGTCGTGTAATCTCATCCATCAATAGGAACGAGCCTTCACGTGCTGCACGTGTGAGTGGACCATCAGACCATGACATAGTAGGTCTGCCTTCATCATCTGCGATTGCTTGGTATCCACCAACAACGTCAATGATGTCCAATCCCGGATGGCAACCAACGTACTCTGCATTCCTGCCAGACTGTTTGATTACCTCGTGCATAACTTGTGTCTTACCACAACCTGCACTACCTAGTAGTACCACAGGGAATGGCGAAACGTTTTTGATATCCTCAATCAGGTCAAGACCTGCTTGGGTAAATCTTGGTTTATGAGTTCGGTCACGAACTGTTTTTAGTTGCATGTGTGCCATGTTTTCTCCTTACTTAAGCACTCTTTTTCTTACGTCCTTCGCATAAGCCATGAGGTACTTGTACTCAGGTGACCTCATAATGGTGGCTCTTTGCGATGGCTCTAGTTTTGCAATAGCATCGATAAGCTTTTGTGCTCTCATTGCTAGTTCTTGCAATCGTTCTCCGATTGTTACTTGCATAATGTTCTCCTTTCTTTGAACAAGTTTAGCATAATGTGCACAAGTTACACAAGATACTCGTCAGATGATTCTGACTTCTGTTCTGCAACTGGTTGAGTCGCAGGCTCAGCTTTAGCTTTAGCTTTGGGTTTCTTAGGTGCAGGCTGTGCTGCAGGCTTAGTGTAACCCATAGGCTTGTTGTAGTTGTCTTGCAAAATCTTGTTTGCATCCAACTCGTTGTTTGTACAAACTTGTTTGAGTTCGTACCAAGATGTCGTGCTAGGTAACTCCATACCTAATCCGTTTAGGTAGTTGATTACAACTGCCCTTTTCTCTTGTTTCTTAACCGATAGCCACATTGTTTCTCCTTTCTGCTACTTGGTTATTTAATTTATTTATTCATATAAATATGAATAAATTAAATAAGCGATACGATGTGTTCGTATCATGTTCTTACTTTAATGCCCCGATTACTTTGGTCTTCATCTTCAACTTTGCATTTGTGACTTAACTCATCTTGGATATCGTAATAAAACCCACTTAACGCTAAGTCTGCTTGAAATGGTCTTCCCCAACTTAGTTCAAAGCCTTTTGTTTGCTCAACTAAATCGTTTATTGTTTTTTGCTGACGCAATATTAATTCACGATATACCTCTACAAGACGCTGAGCATCGTATATATTTTTAGAAGTATTGTTCTCGTTAATTATTAATTTCGTGAGGTCATCTTTTAATGCCTCGTTTTCTTTTTTAAGTTTTGCGATTGTTTCTTTCATTCTTGCTCCTCTATTGCTTGTTTATAAACTGCATCTAGTTCATCATCTTCGTATTGAGATAGTGGTTTTTCTCCCATGTGTAAGCCTGTCAACTCGTCCATGATGTCGCCAAAATCTCCACCTTGCCAACCTTTCATCCACCATTCAAGTATCACTATATACTTGTCTTCTCGTGTCACTTCATCCACGTTGTTCTCCTTTCGTTAGTTTCGTGGTAAATAGGGCAGAGGGAAATGCTCCTCTATGCGACAGTTCCTGCCAGTTATAGCGATGCAATCCTTTCGGAATAGGCACCACAAGTCCACATTTCAATCAGTCTGCCCTATGAGATAGTGAGCAGTTTAGGGTCATGCTCAGGACTCCCAAGGAGGTTAGACGCTTACGTAAGGTGTTCCCACCTGCTGTAAGCATCGTTAGATATCGTGTCTTTGTCTAGTTGAGCAACCTCTTCGGGTGTCATCTGTTCGCCATCATCGTAGATATCACTAGCCACAATCTTCCCATTCTGCATGGTAGGGTCAAAGTCATTTGCAAACTCCACGATATCTTTGACCCCACCAGTGTAGGGAGCGATGTCTGAGTTGGACAAAGTCCAAGCTAGCTCCATGCTTTTGTACTCAACATTCCTGACTACGCTTAGTAAGTCAATAGCCTCTTGTAGTCGTGCCATCATATCAACATACTGCTCGTTGGTTAAGTAGACATTGGTTTTTTTGATGTCCATAAATTCTCCTTTGGTATTATTAATATTCATTATTCATTATCATAGATAATGAATATTAATAAGCGACATGATACGAAATGTGAATGTGTGACACATCGTGAACATGATACCCGTTACTTGTTACATTCATGTAAGTAGTTTATCAGATGTTGTACATCTTCGCAACAATGTGTACATGTTTGCGAGCTGTCTGTTAACTCGGGGGGTCAAGGGGTCATGACTTTATGCGAGAGGGGTTTGCGTTGTAATCATTGCGTTGCAGGTCGGGGCTCCCGAACACATATTCCGAATACCCGAAACGCCCGTAAATCCCACCCTTGCAATCAAAAAAAATCCCCCTGCGTTTTATCGCAGAGGGAGATTTTTGCAGGACTAGGGTTGCACTAAATGTGCAACCCGTGTCTTTCGGCTATGTTAGAGATTTCTGTATGGTAATCAATTAAGAGGTCGTGGACATCTAAGCCAACGTCCTGCATATCTTTGATTGCGTCAACCATCGCATTGTACTCCATCTTAGCGTTGTTGAGTTGCTGAGAAACTGTCTCCAGAATCTCAGCATTTATCTTGTGTAGCTTAGGCATTTGCAACCCCCATGTTCCAATGGTTCTTCCAAGTTGAGCAGTCACCTTTTTTAGCGACATGACTGTTCGCACCATTTTCGGTTTGGTACTTGCCGTTGCAGTTAGAGCAACCAAACTTGTGAATGCGTTTTTTGTGGGTAACCCATTTGCTCTTGGGAAGCTTGACGACTTTCTTGTTGAGCACTGGTGGTGGTGTCACCAGTTCTGTTGCGTTAAGAATTTTATTCGGATTGAAAAATTTAGTGAACAAATCCTCCATGTCCTTAACTGTCAACGGTCTGTTAGTATCTTTCTTAGCCATGTGTACCTCCTTGTGGTAAGGCTAGTTTTTTTTGATACGCAACATAAAAGCACGCCCCCGGTGTGCTAAAGTGAAGTAGCAAATAAATAACTAGATTCGCCTTACAACAAGGTCACTTGGCTAACAGATGCTAACGCCTTGATGTTAGGCAGGAGGTTTGTTAAATTTTGCGAAACGAAAGCAACAGATGACCCAACGCCAAGGTGACTACGAAAGGTCTGCTTCCTTGAGCAAATACCCACAACAACGCACCCAAGCTGTTGCACTGCACGCAAGTACATCGGAAGGCGAACATGTCCACGTAGATGTGACTGCCTTGGAAGAGCAATCAACAACGGGTGCAACGCCGGCGAGCAAGCTAAGCTGAGAGAGACAGTGAACGCAAGGATGCTTAGCTTTGGAGCTACCTGCGTAGACGTGCATACACAGCTAGGGGGCTATGCTAACGTTAGTAGAGCTTTACGGGTAGCGTACTGTAGCTCCATACGACAGCTAGAGCTTTACGTAGCTCGCCGTAGGGCGTTGTAGGGTATTCGTATATGTTATGGTGGTACTCAGCGTGCTGAAACCCTACGTTGCACTGAGGGGACTATAGGGGTGTATGTGTGTACCCGTGCTACGTGCTAGTAGTACGTTCTACGTTCTAACGTACCCCCTACTCTCTAAAGAAAAAGAATATATATAAATATATATTCCAAAAAGAAAGGTCTCTCTCCCCCATTGACAGGTCGGTTTTTTTTGCGATATTATGCTCTTTATGGCAGATAACAACAACCCATACAGGCAATCAACTAGAAGACTCAGACCTCAAGGTAAAACCTCCAAGAGGTTATCTAGCCTGACACCTGATGGTCTACGCAAGAGGGTTCTTGACGCATTGCCTTTATGGGAGTCCTACCCTAGGTGGTTCAGGAGAGTATTGGTTTTGCTGCCGACCCATGGTGACATATTCTCGATAGCAGAAGAACTCAACACTACGCCTGATGAACTGCAAGGCATGATAGAGAAGAGACCTACATTCTCAAAGCTTGTGAAGTTTATTCAGGACAATGGGCACTACCCTGCCTGTGCATCAACCAAAGAGTATTTGAAGCATGCCAACCTTGTTGAGCACTATGCAAACGAGAGCACTGTGTCTGCTGTGATACACTTAGAAACAAATGCAGGACAGGCACCAATCAATCACAAGATTGTTGACGCTGCAGGATGGTTTGCAAACATAGAGAATGACACAGAAAGAGTGCGTAGACAACAAGCCCATGCACTTGACAAATACGAGAAGAAGATAGATTCTGATGCTGTGGTTGAAGAAGTAGAAGAAGGATTGCAACCCTTTGTAAGAGACATCAACCCGGAGGAACAAGATGGCGACAAAGAGAGTAAAGTTTCCGAGGAGACAAGCACTAAATAGGGCTGTCCCCAAGTATACTCCTTCGCCTTGGCAAGAGGCATTACACCGTAATCAGGCAAAGCGTAAATGGGTCTGGGCTGGTCGTAGAGCAGGCAAAGGTAGAGCAGCCATTCAAGAAGCTATCTCCACTATTCTAGAAGCAAGCAAGAAAAAATTTATTGTAAACGGAGAAGACGTCACAGACACCCTAGTTCCTGACATACACATCTGGACTGTTGCACCAACCAAAGCACAGATGAGACAGGTGTGGAATGAGATGAAAGCCTACATACCCAAGTACATGTGGAAAGGCTATGATGGTAGAGCTGGTGGTCGTGGTGGTGCGTGGCATGAAGATGAATTTTATGTAGAATTAGAAGTAAGAACCCCCAACGGGGGGTTTGCAGCCGATACTGTACGCAAGAGCGTACTTTGGGAACTACGGTCTGCAGACAATCCCGAAAGTTTGCAGACTGTAGGGCTAGACTTCTTACACATTGCAGAAGCACAAGATGTTAAGAAAGTAGCATGGGACAAGGTAGAGTGGGTAACAGAGTCACCCGGCAGAATGGGTAGAGTCTTTGCAGAAGGCATCCCTCCTATCGCAAGGTCACACTGGTTCTCTAGGCAGTTCATGTATGCAGAGAACAACCCGTCATTACAAAACCTTGCTGTGCGTGCAACAAGCTTTGACAACATGTATTTGACTGATTCGCAAAAAGACAACATACGCCAACAAAAAGAAACTACAGCAGAGTGGATATGGGAACGTATGGTAATGGCAAAGCAACCTGATGTTGGTGGTGGATTCTTCAGGAAGATAGAAGACGCTGCTGTTGGCATGGAGCTTGCAAGACCGATTGAAGGACATGCTTATGTAGCTGGTCTTGACCTTGGTAAACAGGTAGACCCGACTGTGCTAATAATCAAGAACAGGATAACTAGAGAAAGTGTGCACAGCATTGAAATGTTAAAAACTGACTGGGTGTTGCAGAAAGAAACTCTGCTTGCCGAGCTTGCACAATGGAACTGTGAAACTGTAATGATGGACTCATCAGGCATGGGTGGTGATGTATTATTTGACGAATTGCTGAACCTCGGTGTCCCTGTAGTTGGCAAGAAGTTTACGCCTCAAACCAAGTACCAGTTATTCTTGAACTATGCAGTCGCTTTACAAAATGGGACTGTGTCCTTTCCTCCAGAGTGGTCCAAATTGAGAAGTGAGTTAGATGCAATAGAGGTACAACAAGCTGGTCTTGGATATACCTTTAGGCACCCGAACTCTGCACATGATGACTGGGTGGATGCCGAGGTTTTAGCCCTCATGGCGTGTGACCCACCTGACGCTATGGACGATGAGTACGAGCCAGTGAACACAATAAGAACAGTTGAACCTTTGACGGAAAATAGTGTATCATACACGGGAGGACGCTTAATGCGTTGGAGGAGACAAAGAAAAGCAAAGCAGTTACAAGAACTGCGAAAGTTGACAGAGATTAGCACAAATCAGGAGTCACTCCTGCTTGACGCAATGGATTAAATGGTAAATAGTTACAGACCAACACAAATGGAATCAGACTCAGTAGCCGAAGAAACTATTGATTTACTATCTGCTCCACCACTAGATGAGCCTGCCCTTAGTGAGGCATGGGTCAAAACACAATTATCCAAAGGTGGTGCAGCATCCCTATTTGATAAATTTTATGACAACTGTGCAGAAGCAGACGAATTTTACCTTGGGGAGTTTGACTACTCCGTCCCTCTAGGGGGAACTAAAATAAACCTAGGTACTTTTCATAGTATAATAGAAACTTTGGTAGCTCATGCCTCCCCAAGATTTATGGACATTGATGTCCCTGCCCCAAGCCCAAGAGCAACTGCCAGAGCAGAACTAATTGAAAAGTTCTTAAATGGTGCACACCACATGCTAGAGCAAAACACTCCTGTAAAGAGAGAAATTGTAAAACATCAAGGTCTTTACGGTGTGTCGCTAGTTAAGTTTGAGTTTGCAGGTAGCCAATGGGGCGAGATGCCAGAGCCACCAGAAGATGGTGTAGACATGGCAAGCTATGAGCAAAGAGTCAGAGAAATTTCAGAAAACAGAAAGTTTAAGTTTCCCATAATATCAGAAGTAGTAAACCCACAAGAGTGTGTGTGGGATACTGCAAGTACACATCCAAGGTGGATAATTAGAAACACAGAGATAGATTCAGAATGGGTGATGGCACATTTCCCAGACTTTGAAGAAGGGGTCATGGATGGCAAGTGTGACTTTGCAGAAGTATGGACATCTACACACGTAGGTTACATGGCTAACGGCAGGTGGGCACTTGAACCTAGAAGGCACGCATACGGTAGAATACCGTGGATTATCTTTCACCCACAAACAGGAATCAAAACAATCGGCAACAAACCTGAGCACTTGTACAGAGGTATAGGTTCAGGTAACTTTGGGATGATTAGAGCCGAGTCAAGACTAGCATCTCAGTATTTAGACATCGTGGGTAGAAACGCATGGTCATCACTAAACTTCCAAGGACCAAGGGGTATGACAGAAGAAGTGATGCAAGAGTTCTCGCAAGAACCCGGTGCACGTAACTACGTGCCCCCTAACGTGAGTATTGAACCACAGCAAACTGCAGAGGCACCACAATCTATATTGCAAGCGATGAACACATTAGAGAGAGCAATCGAAGCAAACACAGTGCCTGCAGTTGCCAGAGGAGAGAGACCATCTGGTGCAGCATCTGGATACCACACTGCTGTTCTTGCAGGTATAGCCAGCTTGAACTTTGGTGCGATTGTAGATGCAACAGAACGTGGCTTCCAAGAAGCTAACGAGATTATTTTAAGAATTGTTGAAGACGTAATTGGTGACACAGTTACAGTGTTTGGCATGACAGAAGCTGGTAGCACAGACGCCAAGATAAAGCCAAATGACATACGTGGGCACTATGTTAGTGCAGTTCGTCTAACATCAACAAGTCCTGAAGAACAAGAACGAAAACTGTCATTATGGAGAGATACTTGGAGAGCAGGATTTGTAGACTGGACTACTGCCCTACGAAAAGCTGGTGTGTCTAACCCACTAGAAGTTGTGGGTAACAGAATAGCTGAAGACTTCTTTAACTTGC